TTCAACAAATATCGGTTATACTACTGATCCCCTTGACCAAAAATATTTGGGTGTTGGTATGATGAAGCCATCTGAAAAAAAACGAGTTTTTTATTTAAAAGATTTAAACGATGACAATGATAACACAACATTTCGTGTTTTCATTAGTGAGTTAAATCCAACATTAGAAAGTGAGGGGGAATAATCCCCCTCCCCTTAATTAAATTTACGAAGTAGTTAAATCAAATACACCACCACTAGCTTTTTCATTTTCACTAACAAGTGTGTACTCAACGATTAGTTGAGATTTGTGAGAGTCACCTGTTACTGATAAATCTTGTGTAGTAAATGGTCTTAAATAACCAATCGCCCATTTATCAGACTCTAGGATTAAACAATCTCTTGATCTTACTAATCTGTTTGGAATAACTTTTAATGTGCCGTAGTCACCTCGGTAAACATCAAAATAATCATTGATAGTACCGTTGTTATCGACAACACTTCTAGTAGCATCTGCTCTACCATTAAAAGCGTTCATTTTTCTTTTGTTAAAACTTCCAACATGAACAGTGTCAGGATTACCACCAGACTCAAAAATTAAGTCTAAGGCATTTGTAAACATTGTTTCAGTGAAAACCGCTTGGGTTCCATCAGTTCTTGCATCTGTACCGTTTCCAGTAGGTGATGCTGGTGAACCAGATGCACCCATGATGTCGTTAGTTGCTATCCATGATTGAACAGAACCAAGTTCTCTCGCTGTTGAAGCGTTTCCTGCAACACGAGCATTGTTAAGACCAATCATTGCGTGTTCCATGTCTTTTTTAAGTTCTTTTGATTTGTGCAACATTTGGAAGGCTTTTTCTTTTTTTCTTCCTGCTCTGTCAACCGCATCTAAAGTATTTGATACTACTACAGTTTTATCAGAAATCTGTGTGTAGTTTCCTACTCTAGCAGTTGATAAAGAAGCGTCTAAAGTTGCTTCATCACCTTCTATTACTTTGTTGTCCGCTACTGCACTTAATGCTAAAGTTTGCCATTCGTGGTAAGTAGAGGAAATTTTTTGATTCTTTAATGATGATAGGAACGGAGTTTCAGTTACAGCAACTAAACTAATTAAGTTCTGTAAATCTTCTCTATTTCCTACACTGTCATAAGACATTTTGTTATCGTTAAGGCTCTTTATCCTTAACATCTATCATTTTATATATTGTGATAGTTCAGACTATATCTTAACCTTTGCGGTTTTGGGATTTCGTGGATGAATTATTGTTGGGACTCATCATCTAGTCGTTACGCCTTCTATAAAACTATAACCCTTTATAGCTTGGCACGGTATTATCCATTTCAGGACTTTCACCGTTTAACCCAATTTGAATTCGACTGCTTATGTTAATCGAATGTATTTGTTGGCTGTGCCATACATATTCTCCTATAGTTAGTTAATTACATTCATAAACGCATCTAACATGTCCTGTGACTTGCCAGATTTTGCTCGTTTAAGACTAGAGTTTCGTTGCTCTACATTAACATCTTGTTTTGAAGTTGGAACGCCACCTTTATTAACTTTAGGAACCTTGTTTACTTTTTTTCCATCTAACTTAGCTTTCTTTAATTGATTATATTTCATACCTTCTATTGCTACCATAACGGTGCGATGATCGGTTAACATACTCAATTCTTGATCGCTAAATCCTATTTCATTTAAGTAATTTTTAACACCAAGTTTTAGCTTATCACCTTTTACGGGGTCAGCATACTCTGGTACTTTTTCCTGTAACATTGAAGATTGAGAAGTAACATACTGTTTGTATTGTTCTTCTTTTTCTTGTTGTTGTTTAGCTTCTATAGATTTAAGTTCAGTTTCAGCTTTTTGTCGAATTTCTTTTTTTCTATCCGACTCAGCTTTTAAGCGAACATATTCAATCGGGTCCTCATTATAGGCTTTATCCCAATCAATATCTTCTTCTTTATCTTGCTTCAAAAAAGATTTTATTTGCGTAGCATACTTATCTCTTTCTTGTTTGACCGCTTCAATTTCAGTTTTTGTTTCTATGAATTTTACCATTTTCTTTAAATGTTTTTCTAAAAAATCACCTGAATTTACTGAAAGTGTAGAGTCATCTACTGG